TTGACAGCTGAGCACCAACTGCTGGCTGACCACTGACCACTGGAGGAGTGACATTGACTGGAGGCTGGAGCACTGGCCCAGCAGGTGCAACAGGGCCTACTGAGGCAGAAGTTGCTGCATCAGTGCCCACCACGTTGGTGCCAGTGACAGTGCAGCTCAGTGTCTTCCCAATGTCTGCATCTGTCACACTGTAGTCTGAACTGGTGGCTCCACTGACAGGAGCACCGTTCCTGAGCCACTGGTAGGTGTAGGTGATGGGCCTGCTGCCCTGCCACGTGCCAGTGGTGCAGAACAGGAGCCTCCCTGACATTGGAACGCCAGCTATGGTTGGAGCAACAGAGCAGAACGGAGGCTCAGCCAGGGCCAGATCACCCACAGGTCCCAGCTCATTGGAGAGGTCAGTGGCTGTGCCATATGGATTGGTAGCGGCCACCCTGCAGGTGATCATCTTCTCCAGGTCGTACTGGGTGATCACATAGGTGTCAGAGGTGGCGTTGAAGATCTCCACTCCATCAGCCAGCCACTGGTAGGAGAAGTCTATGAAAGTGTCGTCCTGACCCCAGTCAGTGAACCCAGCAATCCCTGGGTAGAAGTTGGCTGTGGCTTGGTGACTGATCCACCATGTGTTGACTATCGGATAGACCTCTCCAGTCATGCTGGGAACAGAGACAGCACCCACAGCAGGGTCATCAGCTGGGTCGTTATTCCAGGGGCCAGACCCCAACTTGCCAGCAAACTGCTTGGTGTCAGCATTCCAGGCCAGCAGCAGAACATCATTGTTGGTCCAGTCACCCCATGTAGCTGCTGGAACCTGATCATCAATCAACCAGACAGTGCCATCATCATACCAGCCGATGGAGTTGCCGTCCCAACCAATCCACTCATCCAGCACTGCCTCAGCAGTGGCAAAGCCAAAGGCAAAGATGACTGTCTCGTCCCAGGTCTCATTCACAGTGATCTGATAGGCATACCAGCCACCAGAGAACTGAGACCTGTTGGCCCTGACTGAGGCATTGATCTCCTGGCCAGTGGTGTGAGTGACAGTGAGGTTGTTGTTGGACAGAGTGAGCTGTGGGCTCTTGTCTGTTGAGCTGAAGGTGGTGGCAGGTGGATTGGCCCAGGTGCCTGGGACACAGGTCAGGGTCTCACCTATGAATGCATCGCCAGAGATCACTGGATGGTTGACCACTACTGGAGGCAGCTCAATGATGTATGGAGACCAGACGATCTGAGTGTGAGCTGGCTTCAGCCTCTCCAGGATGCACATCAGGTCGTCTGGGATGTTGAAGTCAGTGATCCTGTTGATACCGCACTGGCCATCAGTCTCACTGTTGCAGTGGAAGTGAAAGACCCTGACGCCCTCAACCCTGATGTTCCAGTAGAACCTGATCTCCCCGGGTCCCAGGTACCACCTGTACCTGTCAGGGTTCTCCAGGTCCTTGATGTTCCTCTCGACATCATAGAGGCCCCTGGTGTCTCCAACTCTGCTGATGCCTGTGGTGTATGGGCTCCACTCATAGATGTGAATCGTGTAGCCAAACAGTGCTGCAATGCTCTCAAAGAAGTCCCTGGACTGAGCCCCCAGGAAGGTCATCTTTGCCACCAACTGGAGCCTCCTCAGCTCCTCATCAGTTGGTGGGTGCCTCATGCATGGATCAGGGAGGCCCCAGTTTCTCTCCCAGTCGACCAAGAGTTCGTGAGTGAGCCTGGGATCACTCTCAGTGATGAGGAGGTCACAGGCCCTGGTGTTGACGAACCCCCAGTAGTTCAGCAGGCCATCAAGTATCCTCCACTGCACTGTGCCTGTGTGCCAGAGCCTTGCTGGCCAAGCCTGCCCCTGCGGCAGGAGCTGGATGAATGCATCCCTGTAGTCAGCGCCAGTCCTGCAGACATTCCTGTCGCCAGGAGGCACCCAGCTGGTGACCACCTGGGATGGTGCTGTTGGCGGTGCCTTTGGCAACCCATCCACAGTAGTCAGCTCTCATAGGTGATGGTGCCCAGCACAGGCATGTAGCCCCCTCCAGGCATGGGCACGTCATTGCCCACTAGGTCATAGGCCCTGACACCTGCTGCAGCTGAGATCCCCTCATCAGTCCATGCCCTGTACCAGAGCTGCCCAGGAATGGCCCTGGCATAGAACATCTCGAGCAGGCTCTCCTCAACAGCTGCCCTGGTGGCCTCCACATCCCTGTCCAGGAAGGTAAGATGCACGTCTATTGGATAGGGAATTGGAGCCTCAACAAAGAGGTCCTTCACTGTCACTGGCCTCACTGTCTCAAGATAGGCCTGCACTCTGTCCACATCAGAGGCAGTAGGGAAGCCACCGTTGTCTGCTCTCAGGTCATCCATCATGATCCTGACAGTGGCTGTGCCTATGCCCTGCTCAGTCCCAGCGCACCATGCCCTGGTGACACCAGGGACAGCCAGCGCCCATGCTTCGTAGTCATAGCTGGCCCCGCCCATCGGGGGCTGCCTGATCCTCCTGAGCACTCTACTCCTGAGGTCCTCATCACTCTCTGTGTCAGCTCCTCCATCCAGCACAGAGACGACAACCTCACCCACTGCATCTATGTCAGAGGAGAGCTGGGTCCCTGGCTCCAGGTTGCCCATGGTGCCTGGGTCCAGAGCCCTGATGGCTCCCTCAGTGGGAGAGGAGCCCAGGGTGAACTCAGAGACCACCTCAAAGCTGATGTCACTGTAGGTGAGCCGGGCTCCAGCTGGGATCACCACTCCCTGGGTGCCAGTGAAGATGGCTGAGCCCTCACTGAAGGTGGCCATCTTCCTGCCAGTGGTGCCGTCAGCATTGACCAGCCAGATGGTGCCATGCCTGTCCAGCCACTCCTTCTCAGCAGTGTCAGGAAGGAGCTGCAGGGCCAGCCAGTCTACGTACTGCAGGGTGAGGTGGCACAAGGCTCCCTGGTTGTCAGAGACCACCCTCAGCACTGAGTTGGGTACACTGGCGTCTGCTCCTGGCAGAGAGGCCCTGATGCTGTCCCTGATCAGGCTTCTCACTTCCTTGAGAGTAGGAGTGCTCCACGGCATGGGTCATCTCATCCTGTCTGCAGTGTCAGGTCATCAGAGGGCAGAACACCTTCCCAGAAGACCTGATAGCGCAAGTCAACTGCCAGCTCAGGTCCCCTGTACATCCTCACCAGAGCATCAATCCTCTCTCTGCCTATCCTGGCAGCAGTGACCTCCATCTTGGAGGCAATCCTGAGGTCAATGAATGGCTGCAGGGCCTCTCTGATGTACTGCTCGACCCTGACCACTGTGGCCCCCTCCCAGGCCCCAGGGCCAGTGATCTTGGCCCTCCTCAGGAGCCACAGCCTGGAGCCTATGGGCCAGCCTCCCCAGATCTCATCAGCATCAAGGTCTCCCCACCAACCACACCTGTCTGTCGAGTCTGGGTCAGGGAGGATGTCTGACCTCAGAGCCAGCCTGTTGGTAGCCAGGGCAACAATCACTCCAGTGGCCATCTCATCCTGGGTGTCCAGGGTGCCATCAGGCAGCAGCTTCCAGTCAACACTCACCTCAGTTTGATAGGGGAAGTCTGCCTGCTGCACGAGACGGATGTCAGTCACTTACCGGCTCCACCTATCACTTGTCAGACTGCCTGAGCATATCTGGCCCCAGCTGCTTCCTGAGATCAAAGCATCTCTCAATCACCAGCTTGTGGTAGTTTCTCTCCTTGGTATTTCTATCTCTCAGCGTCCAGGCAAACCAGATGAAGAAGGTGATCCACAGAATGTTGGTCACAACAAAGCCAAGCGCAAGTGGCTGGGTCTTCATTGCATGAGCAATGGTTGATAGTGCCTTGCCTGCCTCTTCTGCTGGACCAGGGTTCACTAGCTCATCCTCCAGGAACCAATCCAAAGGTTATCTTCGCAGCCTGAAATGATGTATCAATAGTGCATGTCTCAGAGGGCATCGCTCCCGCATTGAACGGCTTGGAATCAACCCGCATGGCGAATGGTCCCGTGCCGCCGCCGCCCACCCATAAACCATCCGTCCGCTCAGTCCAGCCGGTGCCGGGTGTGCCGCTGCATTGGCCATCAAATGCCATAGCAGCAAGCGCTAATCGGTTATCCAACAGGAACGTCGACTGTTGATAACTCGGCGTCAGCGTCGCAGCTACGTTGGAGTTTTGT